TGCAACAGCACCGCCAGATATATCCATTACATGTTGTTGAGTCATTACAACGTAGCCGACGTTTGCTATGTCTGTTCCAACGACAGTACCCGTTGTATTTCTAATGTTACCTGCCCGAATCGGACCTGAAAAAGTTGTCGTACCCATGTTGATCTCCTGTCTAGGGTTAGTCAGCCACACCATGTGACTGTCAGGGATACAAACAGAGTAACTTATCTTTAAACAAAAAGAAAGGGGCAACCGAAGTCGCCCCAATCAAAATGGAGGTAATACCTCCCTATATCACAGTTTAGGCTCCAGGTGAACCAAAAATACAACGTGGGTCTGAGAACCCAAAGCTGTAACGTTCACGAGCTTTAAACCTCATGTTTCCTGTGTCGAAGTCTGCTTCCATGTTTGTGGATAGCGGAGTACGCTCAAAGTGGATCATTCCACGAGGAGCATCAGTCATGATAAAGAACGCATCAGGATCTGTTAGGAAGTCGTTAACGGCATAACCGTTAGGCAACATACCCATTGATCTTAGTGCGTTTGTATCATTGTCCGCTGTACCAACACGAAGGTTAGATACCATCAGACGCTCTGCAACGAATTGCAGTTGTCTTGGGATAAGTAACTTCATGCCACGTAAAGCAACCTTTAAACCACGCTCGTCAACAAATCCTGCGATATTAATCAAAGCATCTTCAAGAGATGTTTCGTTTAAATCAGCAGCAGTTGCAGGTTCGTTGGCAAATGTACCTCCAGAAGTTAGAGGATGGTCAGTCGCACAAAGTGCAACACCATCACCACCCGCAGTAGCACCACCTGTGAACGCTGTGTTCAATACAGATGCAGCTTTAACCTGCTTTGAGTGTGCCATTGAACGAGCCAACGCACGAGTATAACGTGAACCAAGACGATCATAAAGATTGTCTTCGATAGCTTCCTCAGTGATTGAGAATGCCAACGCTACTGTTTCGTGGTTGTAACGAGCAGTGTATGCTTCGTTAGCGTCGTCAAAGTTTACTGCGCCACCTTCTGATTTAGTCGGTGCCGCTCCGAAGCCGGATAACATCACTTCTTCTTCAAATGCTCGATCTGAAGATTCAGTAGTGTAGATCTCTGCATGTTGGTTTTCGTACCTTTCGTACTCCATACCAAACAAGGCGTTGAGACCTGGTTCCAACTCTTTCGCTAGTTGTGCGCGAGATATAGCCATAGGTCAGTCTCCTTATACGCCAGTCGTTGAAACAGTACCGCCTGCAATCGCGCCATTGGCGGAATTGAAGGAGTTGTTTAAACGAACAATTACAGGGATACCCGCCGCAGTATAGTCTGAGTTTTCAGGATCATCTTGATAACCCATAATTCTCAGATTTAAGTTTGCGGTGGTTGCGATTGTGCTAACACCCAACTTTGCGGAAGAGATACCAGTCGAAGAAGATCCGGCTGCACCATCTGCAAAATTTGCGTTTGCGAACACATGTCCTCTAGCAGTCGCTTCGCTTGTTAGTGAAGCATCTGAACAGATGACGAATGTTTGCATTGGGTTGTCATACACGAAGGCTTTGACGGGATGATTAGTGTCCGCGCCAGAACCAGGCCAGTTGTTAGCGAATATAGTTTCACCAGTGGTGGACGAAACGTATTCACAGCCCCAGAAAACACCTACGAGACCTACAGTGCCACCCGCAGCCGCGCCAACTTTATCAATAAAACCAGTTGATAGCGGGATGACAGGTGAGCCTTGAAAGATCGTGTTTGTATTTCCGGCTGCTATACGATACTCGGTCGCACCAGTGGTGTTAGCAGCCTGACCGACTACTCCAATCGGACGAAGTCCGAATGCACCGTTAGTGTTTGCCATAGTAGCAATCCTTTATGTTAGTCGGAGTCTCCATTGGATCCCCCGAAGGTTACACGACTTTGCCGATTATTAGTAATCGGCATTGAAGGATGTTGTTCCTTCATCAAGTCCTGATCCACAGCAGTCATTTGTTCGCGGGTTCGGCCCCCGTAGTACTCGTTTCTTTCATGCGCTGTCTCTTCAGGTATACGGCACAGCATCAGTCCGCCTTGTCCAATTACTCCCTGATATTTGCCATCATCGATGACAGGAGCTTCATAGTGTGGATACTGGTCTGCACGGACGGGTTCCCATCCTTCTCGTAGCTTGGCATGGACGTTCATCTTGTCCTCCTCCCCACGCATTGCAATTCGTATCCACCGATGCACGAAACCTGGTGGGGCTTCTGGTGCTTCAAGGTGACTGGGCGGTGCCCAAGGTTTTCTGCGAGATTCTGCTTCTCGTGTTTCGCTTTTACGCGGTGTTCTAGTATCAGCCATTTGTTACTCCTTCACATACTTGGCGTATTCTTCAAGAGGTACGCCTAGCTTTTTTGCAATCGCTACTTGTGAATGCGAAAGCTTGACCGACCTGCGCCCTGATTTTGCTGTACTGCGGGATGCTGAAGCAGCAGCAGCGGCGACCTGTGCTCCACCCGATTTCTTAGCCGTTTGAAACTTATGCGGGAACTCTTTCCGCATACGGCTATCAACCTCACTATAGTACTCTTCTGTGTTCGGGTCAAACCCCTCTTCTTCAGTAAGTTGACTATGAAGCGCGAAAGCCGCAGCTGTCATAATCTTATCGTCACCAAACCAAGTGTTTTTATCCTTCCACTGAATTGCACGGGGATCTGGTTGAGCCTGTTGTTGTACTGGTTGTTGTTGTACTGGCTGCTGTTGTACTGGTTGTTGTTGAGCAACCTGTGCTTTAGCTTGTTGTTCTGCCCTGATCTTAGCAGTGTTGTAACGTTGCGTTTCTACTGCAATATTGGATAAAGCTTGTTGCGCTTCCACCATTTTGTCACTGTCGCCTGCATCATACGCTTCTTTGTAAGCCCTCTTTGCTGCCTCAGTCTGCGACTGTAATCTAGTGCCATACTCGGAGAGATACCCTGTATCCAAGGCTTGCACACGAGATTTTAACTTTTTATTTTCCTCGAGCAGTTCTTGAGATACCCTAAGAGCTTCTCCTTTGTCCCGTTCTTCTTGACGGTACTTCTCTGTAAGTTTTTTTATACGAGACTGAACACCTTTACTGTAAGAATCTAACTCATCCCCTTGAGGTTTTTCTTCTGTTTCTGTAGTAACCTCAACTTTTTCTTCAGCTGCTGCTTCAACTGTTTCTTCTTCAGGTGTTTCTACAACTATTTCTTCTTCAACTGTTTCTGTTTCTTCTGCCATGACTTATCCCCTTATACTTGTTTAACATCATCAGGCTCAAGGATCGTAGCAATGACTTCATCATCATTGATTATACGAACCTCCCCACCATCAATCTTGAATCGAGAACCAGAGTAACGACCAATGCAAACCCATTGACCCTCCTTGCACCATGGCTCACACTCAGACCCAAACTTATCTGGATCTTTGTACGCCAAGGGTCCAACCTTCATCACGTATGCTACAGTCGTAGCTACGGACTCACGTTCTCTCACTTCATCAGGGATATATAAGCCACTCGCAGTTTTAGATTTGCCCTGATACGGCATAACTAAAACCCGCCAACCAGTTGGTTGCGGGAGTCTTTCGAGTAACGGTTTATCTAAGAGGGACGGGTCTAACACCCGTTCATTAGCGTCAACATATGCGCTATTCAAAGAATCTGGGGACTTAGCCCCTTCTTTTTCTTTGTTAACTTTCTGCGCAAGATGTTCAGGAAGATATAAAGTCTTCGACATCGTCTACGTTTTTCTCCAGCAGGGACTTGATTTCTTCTCGAGCAAAAGAGAGTCCCCGTATCTCTCCTACCGCCATTTTGTACTGTTCCCAGTCTTTAACAGCACCATTTCCAAGAGCAACAGATATATCGTTTTGTCGCTCTTCTAATTTTTTATACAAATATTTCGATAAGTCAACAACATCCATTACATAAACCAACCATAAATTTTTACCGTTTCTTCTTTACGGTGCTTTAAACCATTATACCCACCATTCACTCTTTTTGTGATAGTTTTTATAACCTCGTCGTTAACACCCTCATCACATATGTCCCAGAGTTTGTTTCTGTGGAAGAACCAAATAGCCGATTCCATAGGAAATTTAGTGGCAACTAAGTCAGGATCTTCCATTATTTCAGGCAAATCCATGTCCGCCGCAAACTGAGAATAGTTATTTTTGCCAGTGCATTGTAAAAATCCGCGTCCTCGCCACAGATATCCCTGCCCATCATTGCCCATCCTGTCACCGTACACACGATCAGCCAGAGCCTGCGGGTTACGAGCACAGCTTTCGGCATCACTCTCTGACTTAAAGTATTTGCCAAATACTCCCAGTATAGATTCTTTGCTATAGTTTAAGTTCTCTTGTGTATAACGAAACGTGCCGCTCTCGTGTACAAGCTGACCGAGAAAGTGCGCTCCACGCTCTGGGTTTAAAGCGTAGTGGTCACAGATCTTCTTTGCAGTATTGGGACCAAACGCCCCGTCAGGTGAGGATCCTATTTTTTCCTGTAATGTCTTTAATGCTTCACTCATTTGGAGCTTTCCTTCTATCTTTTAACGTCTGTAAATCTTTTTCTTTTGTACCACCATCATATTCCCAAGCAAAACCTTGCTCTATCATCACTTCATTGATTGAGTATTTAGCCTCTTCGTTACGGTAAAACCATCCAAGCATTCTACCATACTTGCCATCTTTTTCAGTTTTTACGATTAGACGTTCAGAGTGTTCTAGCAAATCTACGAGATGATCCTTTGCTTCAAGACCCATAGCCTTTTCTTCTAAATCTCTCGTGCGGCTTTCAGGAGTATCTATGCCTGCAAGTCTGACACGTTCTTTCTTTGTAAGATCAAAGCCAAGATCAATGATAACATCAACTGTGTCACCATCAACAACTCTATCTATTTTAGAAACAAAATAAGTATACACTAATTTACAACCTCTTTTGATCCACAAACACGTTCATACACCATATCGTCTATGTACGCCTCTGCCCATTTGTTTTCAGTGAAAGTGCAGAACTCCCACAAATCATTTACATCATCATTAAGTAAGTCGATAATATCTTGTTGTGCCGATACTGTTCCCTCAAGATGTTCAATGTCGTGCACCATTCCAGAAATATACCAGACTAACGCTACCAACTGCACAGCCATAGCAAATACTAAAGCCACAGGTATTTTCATATCAGCCATTGGACTTGCCTCCTATATAGCCCCCAACAACGCCTATTACACCCGTCATCGACATTTGCAGTAAACCTATAATGTTTTCATCAAGCTCTCCGCCGTGCTCATTTGCCATTTTAAACTCATCATAA